CTAGTGTTTTCTTATATCCAGCTATTTCCCATCTTGTTTGTTGTCTAGTAGTAAGTTTTTTCTTAGCCTTAATACATTGATTGCATAACTTTCGATAATAAATTTTATCGTTTAGATGATAATTTACGGCGGCTGGCTGTGTTTGGCACTGTGAACATACGGGTCTCATACTATTACTTATCAGCGTAAATCCAATGGTCCTTTAAAGGTTGCCCAGTAACCAAGTGTTTTCTGTAACTATTGATAAATATATGATAACAAAACTCTGTATGAAGGATGAGCAAAAATATGGCATTAGTATCACCCGGCGTAGAAGTTACAATAATTGACGAAAGCAACTATGTTGCAAGTGCTGCTGGAACAGTAGCATCAATTATCGTAGCAACCGCTCAAGACAAAACCAGTGGAACCGGTACAGGTACCGCCTCTGGAACAACTGCTGCAAATGCAGGAAGTACTTTCTTAATTGGTAGTCAAAGAGAATTAGTATCAACATTTGGTAATCCAAATTTCTATCAAACTGCTAGTGGTAGCGCAATTAATGGCCACGAAATTAATGAATTTGGATTAATGGCTGCTTACAGCCTATTAGGTTCCAGCAACAGGGTATATGTTACTCGCGCTGATGTTGACCTAGCTGAGCTAGTATCAAGTACTAGTAGGCCACTTGGTACTCCAACTGATGGTGTTATTTGGTTGGACACTGGTACTGATACCCGTTGGGGAATATTTGAATGGAACCTAACATCTGGAACATTTACAAATAAAATTCCAACAGTTATTACATCTACTACTGACTTAGCCAGTGGAATTCCAAAAGCATCAATTGGTGCAATTGGAGCTTATGCTATTGTAGCAACAAACACAAGTAATCCTTTATACTACAAGAACCGTAGCAACGCATGGGTACTAGTTGGTAGTTCAGCTTGGCAAATAAGTCATCCAACAACTTCTGGCACAATAGCAAGTCCAGGATTAGCAAATGGCAACACCATTGTAATTAACGGAACAACGGTAACAATGGCCGGTAGCACAGCGGCACAACTTGCTACAAGTATTAATAATGCAAGTATTACAGGTATTACAGCCGCGGCAGTTAATAACAAAATTGAGATTTATGCTACTAGTTTGGCAGTAGGCGTAGACAGTGTTGCAGACGGCAAGTTGGTTCTTGCTAACGGAACAGGTACTATCCTTACACTTACTGGATTAGTAGCAGGAACATTTGCTTGCCCATTAATACAACAGAGCGCACACTTTACTGTTCCTGAATTTAAATCAACAGATACAGTCCCACGCCCATCAGGAAGTACTTGGATTAAAACAACTGCAAGTAACCTAGGTGCGGTTATTGATGTTAGCGTTTATAACGCAACTACTGGACAATTTGAGTCAGTCAGTGTTCCGCTTTATGAAAACGATCGTACCGCAATTAAAAATCTTGATACAACAGGCGGCAAGTTGATTGCTGCTGGCAGTTATTACACGCAGTTTGATGTTACTGAAAACGACACAGTAACTTACAAAATATTCCGTAGATTTGCACTTGGTGCATTGGATGTTACTGGAACAGTAAATTCAGCAACACCACTTACTGCTAATGAGACATTTACTATTCAAGCTAGTGTTGCAAATAGCACTACACTTTCAACCGCAGTATCTGTATCAGTTAGTGGAACTGGAATTGCAAACATAGCCGCTGATATTACAGCCGCTAACGTAGCAAATGTAAGTGCTAGCGTAACTGCTTCAGGATTCTTGCAAATTACACATTCACTAGGTGGCGTTATTGTACTTAAAGATACAAGCGGCACGCCAATAGCAGATGCAGGGATTGCAACGACTATTACAAGTGGTCAAGTTAGAGCAGGTAACGACACTAACTTAATCCTAAGTAACTGGGTTGCCCCAACATACACAGCAAGTGAAAGTGCGCCAAATTCAGACCCTGTTACTACACGTAGCTGGTATCATGGCGGCACAGAGGCTGACATTTTAATCAGTGATGGAACAAATTGGAAAGGGTATCAAAACATAACAAGTGATGCTCGTGGATTTAATTTATCTAACACTGACGCAACTGGTGTTATATTCTCTGCATCGGAGCCTCTTACACAGATTGATTTAACTTCACTTGTAGTTGGCGACTTGTGGATAGATACAAGCGATTTAGAAAACTATCCAATGCTTTATCGGTATCAGGTTGTTAGCGGCGAAAATCGATTTGTCCTAATTGACAAAACAGATCAAACAACAGAAAATGGTATACTATTTGCTGATGCTCGCTTTATGGGAGACGCAACTTCTGATGTAGTTACAGGAACTATACCAACTACAGCATCATTACTAGCAAGCAATTATCTTGATATTGATGCTCCGGATCCTACATTGTTTCCAAGAGGTATGCTACTGTTTAACACCCGTCGTAGTTCATACAATGTAAAAGAATTCCGTAAGAACCACTTTAGCAGAACAAACTTTAGTGACACTACACTTTATCCAACCCTTCCAACAGAAAAAGATGCGTGGGTATCAGTAAGTGGCAACAAAAACGACGGTAGTCCTTTCATGGGACGCAAGGCTGTTCGTAAAATTGTTGTTGGAGGATTGAAAGCAGCTATTGATAACAGTGAAGCACTTAGAGAAGATGCACGTGACTTTAACATTATTGCAGCACCTGGATATCCAGAGTTAATTTCTAACATGGTATCACTTAATAACGATAGACGCAGTACAGCGTTTGTTATAGGTGATACAAGTCTTAGACTTGCAGCTACTAGTACTGCAATCCAAAACTGGGCAAGCAATACTGCTGCAGACACTGGAAACAGTGAGGACGGGCTAGTTACTTCTGATCCATACTTAGGAGTGTTTTATCCACCAGCACAGACAACTGATCTTAGTGGAAACACTATTATTGTTCCAGCAAGTCACATGATGCTTAGAACTATTGCTAGAAGTGACGACCAGAGCTTCCAATGGTTTGCTCCAGCAGGAACGAGACGTGGACTAATTGATAATGTCAGTGCAATTGGCTTCCTTAACGCCGCAACTGGTGAATTTGTAGTAGACAACGTCAGAGAATCACTACGTGATACACTTTACAGTAATAGGATTAACCCAATTACATTCTTTAATGGCGTTGGATTAATGAACTACGGTAACAAGACTCGCGCAGCTGTTACTAGTTCATTAGATAGAATTAACGTATCACGGTTAACAAACTATTTACGTTCTCAATTACAGGCAACTGCACTTGGATTTGTATTTGAACCAAATGACAAGATTACCCGTGATGAACTTAAAGAACAAGTTGAACAAATTATGAACGACTTGGTTGCAAAGCGTGGAATTTTTGACTACTTGGTAGTTTGTGATGACACTAATAACACTCCTACACGTATTGACAGAAATGAGCTTTACGTAGACGTTGCTATTGAACCTACAAAGGCTGCGGAATTTATCTTTATTCCAATCCGCCTCAAGAACACAGGTGAAATTGCTTCAGGTAATATAGCTGCAGCAGGTGCCGTTTAAAGTACTATAAACAACGAAATTAATGGGGGGTATGCAAATTACTCCCCATTTTTTGTGGACCAGATTAGATAAATAATATTAATAGATAATATAGGAGACACGACATATGTCCGTTTCATCATTAACAAAATTCACTGTACCATTAGATAGTGATCAATCTGCCACTTCACAGGGCCTATTAATGCCCAAGCTAAAGTATCGCTTTCGTGCGTTATTTGAAAATCTTGGCGTGTCTACTCCCCGTACAGAATTAACTAAGCAAGTTATGGATATTACCCGTCCAAACTTAACATTCGAAGAGATCGAAATTCCAGTTTATAACAGCCGTGCATATATTGCTGGTAAACATTCATGGGATCCAATTACAGTTACCTTCCGTGACGACGTCAACGGTAGCGTTAGCAGACTACTTGGAGAGCAAGTACAGAAGCAGTTCGATATTATGGAACAAGCTAGTGCAAGTTCTGGTATTGACTATAAGTTTATTACCCGCATGGAAGTACTAGACGGCGGCAACGGTGCTAGTGTAGCAAACGTTCTTGAAACCTGGGAATTATATGGTTGTTTCTTAACTAACGTTAACTACAATGACCTAAACTACGCAGAAGCAACTCCTGTAACTATTACAGCAAGCATTAGATATGATAATGCTATCCAAAGCCCGATTGGCGATGGTGTAGGTGCTACTGTAGCAAGAGCTCTTGGCCAAACAGTTACTGGTTAATAACTTTTACTTTACATTTTTAAAGACCCTCTGAATCTTTCAGGGGGTTTTTTTTGTAAAGTATACACATAATCTGATAGCATAAATAGTTGTAATAAGGAGATATCTGTGGCTAATGCTAACACTATTCTAACTGCCCTTGCAAAAGGCGACCAGATTAAAGATTTTCAACATGCGTCACGGTTGTTTATTGATAACAACTACGAGCTACAGCCACGCTTTAGTAACCTCTTTCATGTAGTTTTTAACCTTACGCCTCAAGCAGCTAGACTTTTTAATAATGTTGAAAAGTTAGAAATTAATATGTTGGTCAAGACTATTGATCTCCCTACATTTAATATTGACACTCAAACACATAATCAGTATAACAGACAGGTACACAGTCAACACAAGTTAAACTATAATCCTGTCACAGTAACATTTCATGACGATCAGAAAGATTTAATTAGAAGTTTCCTGCATACGTATGCTAATTTTTTCTATAACGACAGTAAGTATTCCCTGGGAAGCGGCAATTATGACACTAATGATAGATATGGTGGATATAGAGGCAACGATTATGGATTGAGCGACGGAAATCAACGATTCTTTAAAGATATTAGAGTGTACACTATGTTGCAAAAAAGATTTGCAGAGTATACTCTTGTGAACCCCTTGCTTACTGCCTTTGGGCATGACAGTCATAGTTATGCAAACACTAGTGTAATGCAACATAATATGACAATTCAATATGAGACTGTGAAGTATGCAACAGGATTTGTAAACAATATTAATCCTAAAGGATTTAGTGACATACATTACGATAAGGTTCCAAGTCCGCTTGGCGTCTTTGGCGGCGGCGTAACTAATAGTATATTTTTCCAAGGTGGACTTGTTGATGCGGCAAATTCTGTGGCAACTGATCTGTTTAACGGAAATATCCTGGGTGCTATAATTAAAGGCGGGGTTGTCTTTAACAACACTAAAGACGTTGATCTCGGAAGAGTATTAGAAAAAGACTTAGAACGAGTTGTCGGAAGTGTTTTGCGCGGCAAAAATCCATTATCTGATATTATATTGCCTAACCTATTTGAGACATCAATACCGGGTTCGCCTACATCACCATCGGGTTCTCCGGTAGATCGAACCTTTCCGCAATCTGCTAGCAGTATTCCTAATACAATAAGTAGCAATGGTAATAATATTCTTTCAACAGCCTTTAACGGGGTTACAGATTTTGTATCGGATGTATTTAACTTAGGAAACGCAACTACTATCCCGAATGGATCATTTTCACCTGGTAGCGGAAAAAATTTAAGTGCCTTTGAGAGAGTTACTCCGAACTTTCAAGGATCTAGAAAGCAAAAATTAACAGAAGTACAGGATAGAATTAGTATACTTGAAACCCAACTTAAATCAGACTCAGAAAATAGTATTATTATAGGTGAAATAAATCAATTAAAAACTCGACTCCAATTAGAATTTAAAAAGATATCAACATGACAACACAGAATACCGCATTACCATTAACAAACCCCCAGGACAATCTTGATCAACGAATTAGTGAATTTTTTACCACACAATTCTCTCCTATTGGAAAATTTACCGACAATGAATATGAACTGGTTAAGAGTTTTTGTGTTACCCGTACCAGTAATGAAGAAGCGGCTGCTAGCCTAACAGCAGGAATTTTAAATGCTGTAAATGAGCTACAACTTTATGCCGCTGACGTTATAGATAAGTTTGAGAACAGCGATACAAAAGTTACAATCCCACTGCTTCTTAATGCTAGTAGAAAAGGCACAAGCCTATTAGGATTTGTTAACGACAAAACTCCTCCCCCAACGGTACAGCAACAGGTAAAAACTTAAACCATGGCTAGTAAGTGGGCAAACGGACTCTACGAAGTAGCTAACCGTGACAAGTATGCTGGAAATAAACCGCCACGTTATAGAAGTAGTTGGGAACATGCGTTTATGCGGTTTGCTGACAATCATCCAAGTGTAATACAATGGGCTAGTGAGAGTATTCAGATACCTTATAGAAATCCGCTAACAGGAAAACACAGTATATATGTTCCTGACTTTGTAATAATTTATCAAGGCAAAGACGGCAAACGTCGCGGAGAGCTTATTGAGATAAAACCAAAGAGCCAAACATCATTAACAGAGAAAACAAGTCAACGAGATAGACTTTCGATAGCAATTAATCATGCTAAGTGGGAATCTGCGGCAAAATGGTGCAAACACAAAGGGTTGCATTTTAGAATAGTTAACGAGGCAGATATTTTCCACCAAGGTAAAAAGCGTAGATAAGTACTTGTATGACAAAAAAATTAGAAAATCTCTTTGATTTAGCAGATCACGATACTCCAGAGATAACTGTTGAAGAAAATCTTAGTATCACTAACGGAGATACTAGTGTTCCTAAAAAACAAAAACTGCCTGAGATACAACATACATTAGCCGCAGTAGACAAGATTGATGCAGCTCTTCCAACGATACGTGACTTAGAAACTAGTGATAATGAACTAGATGACATTGCATCAACTGCTAGAAAAACGTTTGACGATCTCATGGACCTGGGAATGAACGTAGAAGCTAGATTTAGTGGTGAGATTTTTAATAACGCTAGTCGCATGCTGGACACTGCTCTAACAGCAAAAACCAATAAGATTAACAAGAAACTAAAGATGGTAGAGCTACAATTAAAGAAAGCAACCCATGATTTTAAGACTAAAGAAGACGATCCAAACACAATAGCAGCAGACGGACAGGGTGTTATAATGGATCGTACTGCTCTTCTTAACGAAATTCTAGGTAAGAAAGTATAAATATAATACAGGATGATTACATAAAATGAAAAGTTTAGCACAGTATTTAACAGAGAGCGAGCACACTTATAACTTTAGAATTAAGATCGCTAATATGATCGAAGACGAAGTTATGGATAGGTTAGAAACTGCTCTTGAAAAATACGATATGAAGAGCCTTAGCAAGCCTAAGAAAACTCCTATCCAAGAACACCCAATGGATTTCCAGACACTATCAAATGCTGAAGTTTATATTATGGATGCAGAACTACAATATCCAGTGTCTGCAAACCAACTTTATGAGTACATTAGCCAGTCTGTAGGTGTTCCTGCAAATCAGCTAGTTGTAATTAACAAAGATCATCCAGAAGAAATAGCTCGTGAACAGGCAATTCAAGAAGAAGGCGACGAATATCTTGCTAAACTTGATGATGTCGAATACAAAGATGCCGCTGACATAAAAGTTGACGACCACTTTGGTGATAAGTATAACGAAAATATGTTAAAAGAATTAGAAATTCGTAAGTACGAGTTTGCTGAGAAGGAATAATACAATGCACATGATTGATGTAATGAAAAAATTGCAAGAGATTGCAGAAGCTGGATACGATAACGAAGATATCCAACGTGGTATTGATGCCGCAGGCAAACACGTAGTTAAGAAAAATGTTGAGCCTATTATAGAAGCGCAAAGCCAGGCTCAAAAAGATGCCTTCCAAAAGATGTTGGATGCTAAAAAAGGCAAGACAGAAGCTGTTGAAGAAGTAGAAGAAGAGGCAGTTGAAGAAGCAGTCGAGGCTGTTGAAGAAGACGCTGATGACGGTGTTGAAGAAGTTCATGAAGATGAAGTAGTTGACGAAACTGTTGAAGCAGTCGAAGAAGACATTGTTGACGAGACTGTTGAAATTAACGTTAATGAACTAGCAGAACTTATGCAGTTAGCAGGCTACACAAACTACGCTGAAAAAGTAGAAGAGTATGCTAACGAGCCAGATGCAGAATACATGGATGCTGAGGAGCAACTTATTGGTCTCAGTGGTGGATTGAACGGTCCTAAAAAGATGTTTGCTGCTGCCGCAGGCGGTGACAATCCAATGAATCAACAGCCACAGGCAGTTCGTGAAAACTCGTTTGATAGTTTTTATGCAAAGTACGATAAGTTTGTTGAAGAACTAAGCCAAGAAGACTAAACTATATACCAATACAAACACGAAACCTCCCTATATGGGGGGTTTTTTGTTGACCCCAACATAAATACTATGTGCTCATCAAAGTGTGAGACTTATGGAGACTAAACTCTGTAGACCTAGGACGTCATAAACTCTAAAGGAGAAAAAAAATGTCATTAAGAAAAATTCGTGCAAAAGTCGTCAATCAGGCGATTGGATCACACACAGGAAAAGACGGAGACTTGTTCTTCGACGATTCCACAAACAGCTTTAAAATCTCAGACGGATCAACAGCAGGTGGTGTGCCACTTAAACAAGATTCTGTAGTTAATGCTACCCCAACTGGATTCTCTGGATTTTCAAATACTGCAAAACTGCAAATGGCTAACGGCTTTGCAGCAGCAATGGTAAAAAATAGTTGCTACCTCACTCCAGCAGATGGCAACGCCATCACAGCAACATTGCCAACAGCGGCTAACTCAGAATTAGGAGACGTTATTTACGTCGAATATCAGGTAGTTGCATCCAATGGTCAAACTATGAAGTTTGGTACAGCTGGTGAGTTTTATGCTGCTAAATCTGCGGTATATAGGACTAGAGGAGACACAGGTTCTGCAATAGGTCTTATTAAGTCAGTTGACGTTGCTGACGGAACAGCTGACGACTTCCTTAACATGATTGGGCTTACTAACGCAGGACCAGGAATTGGAAGTTACATCAAGTTTTCCTTTAACGGAACTGCCTGGTGGGCAGAAGCTCGTACCGAATCTTCCGGAACTGGCGTTGCTGCTAACGTTTCAACGTTTGCACAGTCGTAAGTTAAATATAATTTAGCTTATACTACAAGAAACGAACGGTGTCTGTTTTTTCAGACACCGTTTTTTTGTGGTTACTATGCAAAATAGTGATAAATAACATGCGAGTAAAAATTTATTTTTTTACATAACCTCATCCGGTAAACTGGGGATCAATGGAGTAATACTATAGATACCCTTAAAGGAGAGACACTATGAAAATCGTTAATTACGTTAAAGAAAGATTATCTGAAAGAACCAGTTGGGACGGGGGCGTATTGATCGCACTCAGTGTACTAGCACTAATTGCTAGCCCAATTATTAAATGGGTAGCATATGCTGGACTAGTATATGGAATCTTTACTATCATTAAAAAAGAGCACTAGTATTTTTCATATATAAGTAATATTATGAAAGATGAGTATACCTTGGCATTTACGAAGGTAGTTCAGCAAACTGTTGCTGAAACAGGATTCAGCATACCCGACGACATAGAAACTTACATCATTGCCTTGTTATCAAGTCATGTTGAAAAGTCAGATTTCTTACCTCAGAAAAGTTTTGCTGAATCCTACTTTAAGTTAACCCATAGATCAAGTTACTCTGCTAAAGAGCTAGGTGACACTTGTTTAATACTAAGTGGTGTATTTCCTGAATATGGTGAAAAAACTGGGTTAAATAAAACCTATTATAAGAACATCGGCAAGAGCAGTTATGAGCAAGCAAGCCGTATCTTAAACAGAGAACTATTTTATATGCTATACCTACACTTTGATTTAATTAGTGCATTTATTCGAATAACTACGTCAAGACCTGTAACGCCTTTAATTATAGGAGTTAGATAGTGTCAGTTAGTTTAGACGGAGTATTAGTAAAAAAGGGCAATCAGCAAGAAACTTTTACTAGAGAGCAACTAGAAGATTTCGCGGCCTGCGCTCATCCTAAGACTGGTCCTTTTTATTTTTTAAAAAACTATTTTAATATTCAGCACCCAGTTAAGGGTAAGTTGTTATACAAAGCCTATGATTATCAGACAAAACTTCTAGAAACTTATCACAACTATCGCTTTAATATTAACATGCTACCCAGACAAACTGGTAAGACTACAACAGCGGCCGGATACTTGTTATGGCGAGCAATGTTTGTTCCTGATAGTATTATCCTTATTGCCGCACACAAGTATGCTGGTGCGCAAGAGATCATGCAACGTATCCGCTATGCTTATGAGTTATGCCCTAATCACATTAGAGCAGGGGTAACAAGTTATAACAAAGGCAGTATAGAGTTTGATAACGGATCACGTATTATTGCCCAGGCTACTACAGAGAACACAGGACGTGGTTTAAGTATTTCGTTGCTATACAGCGATGAGTTTGCATTTGTTAGACCAAGTATAGCCAAAGAATTCTGGACTAGTATCTCTCCTACGCTGGCAACTGGTGGTAGTGCTATTATTACTAGTACTCCTAACAGTGACGAAGATCAGTTTGCGTTATTGTGGCGCGATGCTAACAAATGCTTTGATTCACACGGTAACGAAACAGAGATTGGAATCAATGGATTTAAAGCATACCGCAGTTATTGGTGGGAACATCCTGATCGCGACGATGTATGGAAAGAAGAAGAACTAGGACGCATTGGCGAAGAACGATTCCGTCGTGAACACGGTTGTGAGTTTATTATTAACGACGAAACGTTAATTGATAGTCTAGTACTAACTAATATGGTAGGAACTGAACCCATTAGTAAACAAGGCACAGTTAGATGGTATGCAAAGCCTAAAAAAGGAATGACTTACTTAGTAGCACTTGATCCTAGTCTGGGAACAGGTGGCGATCCAGCCGCTATACAAGTTTTGGAAGCGCCAAGCATGATTCAAGTTGCAGAATGGAGACATAACAAAACCCCTATTCCTGAACAGATTAAGATACTACATCAAATTTGCAATATTATTGCTGAAGAAACTAACGATAAGAACAGCGTTTACTACAGCGTAGAGAACAACACTATTGGCGAAGCAGCACTAATAAGCATTGCTGACATAGGTGAAGAAAACTTTCCTGGTGTATTCCTTAGTGAAACTAAGGGACACGGGAACAGTAGACGATTTAGAAAAGGATTTAACACAACACAACGAAGCAAACTCACTACATGCAGTAAGTTAAAAACGTTAGTGGAGTCTAGTAGACTAACCATTAACAGCAAGTTATTAGTAAGTGAACTTAAAAACTTCATTGCTAGTGGTGGGAGTTATGCAGCAAAGATTGGAGAGACTGATGATCTTGTAATGAGTACTATCCTTGCCCTGCGTATGGCAACAGAACTTAGGAATTTTTTACCTGAAATAGACAGTCAAATACGTGATTCAAGTGATTCTGATATCCAACCCATGCCCTTCGTAATGTTATAGGTTTAATAAATACATGATAATGGATACAACCGCACGAGATTTATTCGAAAAACTAAAAGGACAGTTTAAGAACCTTACACTAGGCAAAGAGGACGGCACACGTACTCTTATCCCTAGTGAAACCAGCTTCTTTGAGTTTGACTATCACAATGATGAAAGCAAACTAGGAAGTGTAGTAGTTAGCCTTGTTGATGAGGGCAGTCTTAAAGTTTACTTTGCAACCAACATTATGGACGATGCAAATAGTGAATCCAAAGATAATTGGTATGGATTTTTAAAAGGTTTAAGAAAGTTCTCAACACAGAACATGCTTAATTACGAAGCAAAGAATATATCTAAGGAGCGGTTAGACAAACGTGATTTTGAGTATCTATCAAAACAGAATAAGACAGAGGAAGAGCTAACCATGGAAAGCAAACTATACGGGAGTAGACAAAAGAGCTACCAAGACTTAAATGGAGCTAAACTAATTGTTCAGCATACCAAAACTGTTGATGAAGATAAAATGGGATCACGTAGTAGAAACATTCGTGCCGTTTATATTGAAAACAGTGACGGAGAAAGATTTAAGTTTGAAAACAATTACTTGCCAGGGGCTAGAGCAATGGCTCGCCATGTAAGTAACGGTGGTTATCCTAGAGATGAGTTTGGCGCACATATTTCAGAGATTATGGCAGAGATGACTGAACTTCGTAGTTTTGTCCGTGGGGTTAAAGGCAAAGATGATTATGTTACTGAAGATGCTCAAGACATTATTGAGAAAGCAACTGGGCGTTATTATGGGCTTAAAAGCACATTAGAGTCAGTTAGCAAACAGCGTGGATACACAGACTATTTTGAGAACTACGAGCCAACTGACTTTGAAGTTAGTGAAGATGACATCAATGACCTAAAACAAAAACTTACAAGAGAAGTTTTTGATAGTAAATTAGAGGGCAGCCTCGGTGCTGTGGGTAAAGCAATGAAACACAGTAATCAACTACAAGAAAAGAAAAGCGGCGATTTTTACGACTGGGACGATTGGTCAAGATCAGCAAAGCAAAATGGTGCTGAAATTAAGGGCGATATCAGTGGTGCTGTTGCTATAGTTAATGGCAAAGAGATTGGTGAATGGAATCAAGATGACGCAGACGTCACTGGCGATAAAATTGCTAGCAGATTTAAGAAGCCAGGTTATGGTGAGCTTAACGTAGACGACGGTGATCGATCTGACACAGAGGAGCGAGAGTTTATCGTTCCTGGTGATTTACAGCTAAGAGGCGAGCCTACCATTAAAGTAATGCAGTATAAGGATTCACCAAATTTACTAAGTTATATTTTAACAGATATTGCTAGCCGTGCAATGGACGACGAGGTTGCTAACTTTGCGGGAAAGATGGCAGATAAAGTAGGCAGTGTTGGCGGAACCTTTGGACAAGACCCTAAAGATCCAGCATACAAAGCAGACAAGAAAAAAGCTGTTGCACTTGCTAATATGTATATAAAGCAAATTAATAAAAAAGACGAGAGCGTTGAAGAAGACGAAGCACCATTTGAAGAGACAACTAAAGCTGATCCTTTTGAAGCATATGCAGAAAGTATGGATCGTATTGCAGAATACGACGAATACGCCGCAATGGACAGTTTTACAAACAACTTAAACTTATCTCCAGAAGAGGACGCCATGATAGCGTCCAATCAGTACGAAGACAATGACGAACTAATGGCTAAGTTAATGGATCACTTTAGTGATGCAATGCCTTACGGAACAGCCAAAGGCAGAGACGGCGATCCGTATGAATTTATATTCCAAGAGTTAGATAACATGGGATTAATTAAAGAAGGCGAAGTTGAACTAGACGAAGATGACCTGGAAGAAGGCAGTATTAAGTATATGTACAGCCTAAAAGCAAAAGGTATGAGTACAGAAGAGATTGCTAAAGAACTAGACATGGATCCTGCAGAAGTTAAAAAGGCAATGGCAAAGACTGATGAAGGGATCAGTGTCACGCCCAAGGAACTCCCTGATAAGAAGAAGAAGATCTATACAAAGATCCTCCAAGCCGACAAAGAAGTTGATGAAGCTGCAAAGCCAGACTTTCTAGACTTGGATAAAGACGGTAACAAAAAAGAGTCAATGAAAAAAGCCGCTAAAGATAAGGAAGACAAAAAAGAAGTTAAAGAAGGTACATGGCACATTGCAGACGATATGTCTGGTCTTCAAGAACTTATAGCAAGCGGCCCTATCCC